GCCGTATCCGCCATATGTAGGTTTTTTCGAAAAATAATACGCTCGCGGCACTGAATCGCCATCCAATTCAACGCCCGCGCTGATAATCTTTCCATCAGATACCGATGCCGGGCTTACGCACCGATCCGCTTCCACCAACTGCACGCGGCCATCGTTAACGAGCAACGCGAAAATATCGCCATCGAGGATGGTTTGGTACATGGCGAGCCAACACATCTTGGAAAAATTCCGCTCGCCCTTAAAATCGCATTGTCGTTTATCACCCGCCCATTCATTCCATCGCGCTTTCAGCTCCGCGTCGAGCCCCTCGTCCCCCGTATCAGGCTCTACCCGCCAAGGCGAGGAAAATAGATGGTCAACAAGGCGCTCCATGGTCTGCCCCGGCAGCGAATCGTTCCGATCCATATGCCGCGCGACCTCGCGCACCATCCATAATTGGTATGGGTCGAGATGCGAATCACCCGTTCCGCCGAGTCCCGTCCGCTGGCGCATAAACCGATTTCCGGACGCCGCCGCATCAAGGCCAGCCACGTATTCGCGCTTTGCCTCCTGCCAATCCTCTTGGCCCTTATGATCAAAATGCTCTGAATTTCCAGGTCTTACTCTCATTTTAATCCCTGAAATCCTGCACATCAGCATACAAAACGCGCGCCTTCACGTTCGATGCGATCCAACTCTCCACCATGGCGAGCTGATTATTGAGATTCGCCGTATTATGGCTGCGCGAAGCGCCGGATTGCGAAATACCGGCCGGTAATAACAACAGAAGCGCCCGCGTGGCGCTCCGAAATGCCTGTGCTTTGGTAGTATCACCGCTGCCGTCCGCATAATCTGCGTTAGCGAGGTAGGCCGCCTGAGCATCCGCGAGGTTCGCGTAGGTCGTCATTGCCGCAAAATATAGGGCCGCGCCCTATCCGTCAATGGCGAATGGTGAAAATGGGTGAAGTTTTGGGCGATTCGGGCATATTGGGCGGATTGAGATAATTGATCCGCACAGGATGCCCTCTAAGCGCGTTTCTCGGGCTCGCCTATGTGATTACATACCTGCGATCGGTGCGTTTTACCGGGCTGGCCAGGATGGCCAGGGATGCCCGTCAGGCAAATAATCCCGGCTGCGCCTCTTCGGCCTCGATGCGAGGTATGGCCAGGGCGTTAATATACTCTTCGTTAATTTCGATGCCGATAAATTTACAATCAAGTTTCAGCGCAACCATGCCCGTAGTGGCCGCGCCCATAAATGGATCCATGACGGTACCGCCAGCCGGGCAGCCGGCCTTGATACACGGATCGACAAGCCGCGGCGGATAGGTTGCGAAATGCGCCCCCGAAAACGGCGCGGTCGGAATCGTCCAAACGGTGCGCTTATTTCTGGAATCTACCAAACCGCTAACCGCCGCGCTAAACGATTCGTTTTGTTTCGGCCGGCCTCTCTCGCGTCCTTTCTTATGGATAGCGCCATGCCCCCCTTGACCTTTCGATGTATCCCATCCGTCCGGTGTTTTCCATGCTTTTGCTTTTGGGTTCACGCCATGCCCGCGCGAATTGGTAGTTCCCGTGACGGGTTCTTTAATCGCCGCCGCATCATAAAAATATTTTGGCGACTTGCTCATCAGAAAAATATACTCGTGCGCCTTTGTCGGTCGATCCGTAACGCTTTCCGGCATCGGGTTCGACTTGTGCCAGATTATATCTGATCGTAAATACCACCCGTCTGCTTGAAGCGCGAAGGCAACGCGCCATGGGATGCCGATGATATCTTTGGGTTTGAGGCCATCAGGAACCGAATGCCCCCTCTTCGTCATTGCCCCGATCCGTTTCGGTGTACCCTGGATTGACTTTGTTCCACCCGTATTGCTGGATGCCGCGTATGAATCGCCCAAGTTCAGCCACAGCGTTCCATCGCATCGCAGCACCCGCCGCACCTCCGCAAAAATTTCCACCATTTTTTCCACGTATTCCTCCGGTGTGGATTCCATGCCGAGCTGCCCGGCCATTCCATAATCCCGCAATCCCCAATATGGCGGTGACGTGACACAACATTGCACGCTTTCTTCCGACAATCCACGAAGAATATCGAGCGCGTCGCCGTGGTAGACGGCCGTCCGATCGGTTTTATATATGACCGTCATTCCTTTTTCTCCAAATCATCCGCGCGCCCAGGATGCCATTACAAATTAAATAAATCCATCTGCCCGGATGGCTCTGATGGTATGCCGCAATGCCGCAATACCTCGCGCAGTCCCAATTTATCCATGCAATATTTCCATGCCTTCGGATGCGTTTTATACATTAGCTGAAATCGGTTTGGCTCTTTTTCAAGATGAACGCCGAACATACAAAACATGCAGCCCGTGCGCGTATATCCCATATCGTAAATTTTGCTGTACGGTACGCCGAAACGCCTAACATATTCCCAAATATCCGCATCCGACCAAAAAGCCAGCGGCGTAGAGCGAGGCGTTTTTATCTCGTAGGCATTGCATCCAAAAGAAAGATACGTCTGCTTTCGCTGGCTTGCCTCGTCCGCCCGCGTCCCGATGAATGGCGCGCCATATTCTTTCTGCGCGAGTTTTGCCGGATTCTTTTTCATAATATCGCAGCATTTGCCGCTGATCTTAAATGGAGCTGAGCAAAGATACTGCCACTTTTTAGAAATCATCGACATTTCAGAACGTCGGCCAGCCGTATTTATTCCAGTAAGCCGCAAGCGCTTTGTTGCCGTTTCGCCTTTTGCAGATCTTACCTCATGGATATATTGAGCGTTTCTCTTTGAAATAACCGGATAACCGTATACCCTCAATACCTCAATAAAATTCATTTTAGGGCGAACCCATTTAACGCCAGGCGTATTCTTTACGTGCTCTCTGATTTCTGGATATTCAAGCCCGGTATCAGCAAAAACTGCAGGTACATCAGGAAACGCAAGCCCGGCAGGATTATTGCGCACGAGATGCAATAGTACCGTGGAATCCATCCCTCCCGAAAAAGATACGCATACCTTTCCGCCGTGATGGTTATACCACTGCTCAATTTTACAGGCGGATGCCTGTATCTTTTCATCGAGCGTCCAGGATTTTCGGCGATCGAATTCCTTTTCACTTATGCGCGCCATCTTTGCCTTCTAACTCGGTAACGCGCATTCCGCCCGCAACCAAATCAAAATAACCGCATTTGCTCGCCATCGCCCAGCGCTTCAATCTCTACGCGAGCACGGCCCACGATACGCCGCTCTGCAATCTCAAAATAATTAGCATCAATTTCGATGCCGATAAAACCACGGCTCGTATCCCTCGCAGCCACGCCGGTGCTGCCGCTGCCCATCGTCAAATCGACCACCAAATCGCCCGCATTACTGAACGTCTTTATTAAATCCTTTAACAAAGCGACAGGCTTTTGGGTCGGATGGTAGCCGCTATAATCCTTTTTGTATCGCAAAATATTGGATTTATACCGGCCGCCCTCCCACAAGTTAAAGGTGCTGGGGAATTTCTCATTCATTTCTCGCAGCAGCCCATCCCGATAAGAGGTATCAATTTTTTTTAAGTCCGCATATTCCCGGTTAAAATATCCCGTCGATTGTAACTTTGCATAATTATCCGCAGTGGGCAAACAAAACTGCACGCCGCCAGTGAAGTAATGGCCGCCCATTTCATTGCCGAGAATATTCCTTATGCTCGCATTCGTAAGCCCCGCCTCTTCTTTTTCATCCAGAAAATAGCCCCTCAGCGGATGCGACCCATCGAAATCATATTTATGATTATTCTTGCTGAAAACAAGAACATCCTCGAAGAAAGCAACCGGGGCTTTTTTGGCGATTAAACTATTGGCAAAATGATCTTTTTCCCAAATCATGGGATAAGAAAACGGAATGCTCGGCAGCGCTTTGTTTTTTAATTCCGTGCTGAACGGATCCTGGCTGAACAAAACCATCTTGCCGTTTTTTCGCAGTATCCGATTTGCTATTTCATAAATTCTTTCTGTTTCAATAACGAAATCCCAGCACGTTTTACCCTGCATGCCATGCGATATATTTTCGCCATCGCCTATATCACGAACGACTCCATAAGGCAGATCGGACAAGATAAGGTCAACGCTTCCGTCTGCGATTTTATCGCTTTCGATCAAACAATCGCCGCGGTAGATGGTCGTTTGTTCCGATGAATGAATGATAGTCATTCCTTTTTTTCCAATTCGCTTACGCGCCGCTCCGCAATCACCCGCGCGTACAAGCTCTTCGAAAGCTGCGCGCGCGTTTTGTAATAGCGTTCGCGCCACGAATCGCATTCTGATTGCATGGCGGCGAGGCGTAATTTCAGGCTGGCGCATTCCGCGCATCCATCCTGCTGCGGCAGCTTGATTCCTCTGTGTTTGCAATATTCATCTTGCATTTTATCCCCTTTATTTCTTGTCCAAAAATTCCGCGTTATCGAGCAGCCACAGGATGGCATGCCCGAATTCATATACCGGCTTTTGTACCACCTGGCCGCCGCGGCCGTGCGCGATCGTGGCGCCGGCGCGCTTGAGCCCGGCATAAATCGCGTGCAGCTTGCGCCGCCGCGTTGGCGATAATGATACCCGCAAATTTCGTGGATGCCCCGGCGCTTTATCCGCCGGCAGATCCTCGAAGGGAAACCGCAACACCGGCAAACCCGTTGAAGGGAAAATCTTACTTGTGAGGGATTTTTTCGCCATAATAACACTCTCCTTTTAACGATCCGTAATTAAAAAAGGCCGACCGTATTGGTCAGTTATACCCTGTTCCGTTTCCGTACGCGCGCGCGCTTCATGCGCACGCGACTTTGCCAGCTCTGCCGCCGGCGGTACGGTAGCCACGTGCAGATAATCGGCGGCCGCGCACTGGTAGACCTCGCAATCCCATAGATGATTCTCCGCGCCTGCGGTTATCTTCGTCCATATAAACTGCTGCGATGCGCCGCGGCGATGTAAAATTTTATGCTCTGACGCCATCTGCAGCAGATAATCCGGGCCGACTTCCGCGTGTATTTCCCATGAATCAGACGCGCCGGCAGCCATTTTAATACGAGAGGAAAGCACGTCTTTATACACCTCCGTATCAATCCGCAAATATTGAGTCTTGATTGATTCGGATTCGTCCGGCGGTGTATACGTATGCCTGCGCACCATAAGCGGCATGGCCATGGGCCGCTCTCCACCGTGCCCGTGCAGCGCCATTATGCGCGAATCTGTTTCTGCAAAACGGTACACCTGATGCGTGCGGCTTTTTTCGATCGCATCATCCGGCGCGCGGCCGCCGCCTGCATCCATAAACAGCATGCGCGCGCGTAATGATATTTTTTCATCCTCCGGGCCTTCAACCGGCCACGCTGCATCAAGGCATACGCGGCGCAAGTCATCAAACGAATCCACGCGGCCATACTGAATTAGCCGCGACCTTGAACCCTCGCCCCACGCCCTGATCGTAAACCAAAAATGATCTTTTTGCGTATCCACGGCCGCGATCAAAAGCCCGGCCCAGGCCGGTACGATAAGCGGCTTATGGCCAGCTGCTATTTTGTCGTCAAATGAACGCGTGCGGATGGCCGTTACTTCCTGCTCGTAGACTTCCGCCAAAAAGTTATTGCGGAAACTCATTTGCTTAACCGCATTGCCCATCGATCGAATGCCCTCCACGGCTACGTCGCTGAAGGTCAGCCATGGACTATAAAGCGCGGATACCCGAAAGGCAACCCTGCGCGGCGGTTTATTTTCAGGCCATAGGATGCCGTTACGGCCGACCGCATCATCTGGATTATCGGCAATCATGATGTCAATTTCTGCCCACATTCCGCGCGCGTTCATCCATAATTTATGACGATCTCCAATCCATTCCTCGCAATGCGCGCATGCATACCATGCAGACTGATCGCGCTCTATCCTGTCCGCCCTGGCCGTGCGTTCCTCGCCGCTTACCTTATCCCATTTCACGCGCTGCCAGTCGAGTACCTGATAGGCTTTGCAATGCGGGCATGGCACATGATACACCAACCTGCACGGCGATGCCTCCCATTCGCGCCAGATATAACCCTGCCGCGTTGTGGGCGTAGAAAGCTTTACGATCATTTTCCTATCCTGAAACGTTGTGGCGCGGCGCTCGCCGAGGCTGATCGGGTCCGCATCATCGCCGGAAAAAGGCGGGTATTTGTCTGTTTCGTCAAATACCACGTACCGATATGGATCACTCGCCAATGATTGCGGGCTGCCGGCCCAGCCGATGCGCACGAGCGCATTATTAAGCTCCACGTGATACTTTGTTACGTCGCGTTTAGCCGGCGTCATGTGCCGCCTGAGCGCCGGCGTGCGGCGCATCATCGGCAATATACGATCTCCAAAATTCTTTTTTGCCGCCTTTTCGTCCGGCATAACAAAAATAACCGGGCCCGGATCCTGATCAACCCAATAACCGAACGCATTGCGGAACGCTTCGCTGCCGCCGATTTGCGTGGGCTTCAAAAACACTACCTGGTCAATACCTGGATCCGCGCAAGCATTCATAACGGCCTTCATATACGGCGTACGATCCGGGGCATACGGCCCGGGCTCATTGGATTCCTTGGTGGACAGTACACGATTTCGCGCCGCCCATTCGGTTACTGTAATTTTTTCCGGCAGCGCCCACGCGCGCCGCTCGGCTTCGGTCCAGATCATTTTTTAACTTCCGTGCTTCTGAAAACTCCGCACTTTTTTGGGGTCGGAGACTTGATTTTCAAAATAAGGGCGCAAGACAATTTCGCCCCCATTTATGATTTCATAAATCCATTTTGCGCGCTCACGTATTGCCATACCCCAAAATTTTGCACCAGCAGATACACGATGATATCCACGAAAAGCAATAACTTTTATTGCCCATGGCATATGATCATCAGGCAACGGATATTTATAATCAAAACCGATAATATTAGACTTGGCTACATCAAATAAATCTTGATCGTATGTGCTACAATTTCTATGCCATCCAATCATCGGCCTGCCCTTTTCGCACTGAAAATACAATAGGATTCTTTCCGTATTTTTTTCTTCATTCATCGGAAAACCACAATAAGCGCAATATGGAATTTTTTTAGGCATCGCTTTTTCCCTTTCGTGAATTTATGGTCTTCTTTTTCTTCTTCTTTACCTTTTTCTTTTTCGCGGGCCGCGCGCTTTTCGCCGCCGGCCGTGCGCCGCGTGCGGAGGTCTTTGCTTTCTTCTTCTTGACCTTTTTCTTTTTCGCCCGCCGCGCGCTGTCCGCCGGCAGCTTATCGCCGCGCGCAAAGGCTTCTATTATTTCCACCACAAAGCCCGTAAGCCGATCTTCTATTTCGCGGCGGTCATCCATTGCGGCCAATATCGGCGCGGCGCGGCGCGGCAATGCCAGCATGCCGGCCTTAACCGTCTGGATGCGCTCCACGCGCTCGCGGATCACCTGCTCTACGGGCATAAGCAATTCCTTCAGCTTCGATACGTGGATTTCTTTTTCTTCCGCGCGCGCCAGCTCCCAGCGCTCGCGCGCCTCCGCATTCACCACCGGCGCGCCGCCGCCTTCATCAAGCCATCGCGATTTCAACCACGGCAGGCAGACGAAAAGATTGTAACTGACACGGCGATCGCCCCCGCGATTCCGTGGCATGCCATCCGATTCCCAGTCGAGCACCACTTTCCGATCGGTATCGAGCAGCTCAACAAATACAGTTTGAGATATTGCCGATAACGTATTCCGTAAATCGACCTGCCTTATTCGTTCCTCGTGCTTACGTATAATTGTAATTTCCCGCGTATTTAAACTGCCGGCGCCTTTTTCCCGGCGCTTCCGCAAAATTCTATCCATGCGCGCACGATCGGCAGCATCTGCAACCGATTCGTTATCGCCCGATGGAATCTTCCGCGCCATACTTACCCCGCAACGTCAGGAAACAACCGAACGCACAAATCCGCCGGCCATTCCGCCGGATTATTGCCCTTTGACGCCCGCGGCCACTTCTTGTCAAGCATCCATATTCCGCATTCTTCCCGTTCGTGCTCGGTCATTCTTGTGGGGTTTGATCCGATTTGTTTCATATAAACCGGAATGCACGCCCGTTGACACTGATCTATAATCATGCGCGGCCATTCCAAATCCATAACGCGCGCGCCCGGCCCGCTCTCGCCGCCGATGATAACCCAATCGAGCATGGGCATTTCTTTCCCGTCCTGCTCAAAATAAATCAAATCCTTACGGTGCCGGTACCACAATCCAAGTCCGTGCAAATCGAGGGATCCCAATAACGGCTCCGCGCTGACATACCTCACGCTTGCCGGCACCTGCAACAATAAAGGTATACGTTCCTCCGCGGTCTTTTGATCCTCGACCGAAACGCCAAACCAAATATGAGGCATCAGCGCAAACGCACTGCACGAGCACGGCGACCGCTGCACCTGCATCGCGGACGGCCACTCAACTTCCTTCGCAACCTCCCGCGCAATCCCAAAATATTCCAGCGCCCGCGCCGGCCGCTTCGTAAGCACCTGGAATATGTGCCGCGGGCAATTACCCATAACGCGAAAAACCTCATGAATAAAATAGAAAGGCACATCCTCGTGAAACAGATCGCCCATCAGGCACACCGCGATTTTCCGCGGCTTTTTCCACCGATAAGGTTGATCCAATTTATCTTGGCGCAACGTTACCCGAAACGGATCGCACGAATCGTATCCGTTCCGTCCACGCTGACGCGTCGCCATACGCTTCGCCCAGCAATTTTTGCACCCGGCCGAAACCGGCGAACATCCCGTCATCGGATTCCACGTGGTATCAGTCCATTCGATTTTGCTATTTAAGACCATTGGTGATTCCCCCTTTTAATAATCCCTCAACATCCCCCAACATTTGAACGCCGGGGAAACGCGCTGCATATACCGCCTGCGCGCGCGTATATATTTCACTGGCCCACAGCACCTTGATTTTTTCGCGCTCGGCAGCCAGGCCAAAGCCACCGATTCCGCTAAATAATTCGCCCATGGTGCGCACTCCAGCCGCCGCCAAACGGCGAATAATCCACTGCACCACAGGAACGGCCACGGCGTTTCCGATCATCTTATAGCGCGCGCTGTCGCTCATGGGTCTGCCATTAAAGGGTACCTGTGTCCAATCGTCAGGAAAGCCCTGCAGGCGCTCGCATTCGCGCGGGGTTAGACGTCGTACGCCAAATTGACCGACAATACCCGGCATCCTTCACCGCGTAGCGTATGCGCCACTAAATGTCCGGCTTGGTCTTGGTTGTCATCTGCGCCACATGTTCCAACGCTGCTTGCAGATAGGGCGGTAACGACCGCCCCCTCTTCTCGGCACGGCGGAGAATGCCCCGACATGCCTTCGGGCTCAAATAATATTTCTGGTGGACACGGGGCTCCAAGACGGCAGACAATAAACACGCGCTCCCGCCGCTGCGCCAAGCCGAACCATTGTGCATCCAGACTTGCCCACGCCACACCGTACCCGAGTTCATCCAACGCGGCCAGCGCGACGGTGAAGTCTCGCCCATTTGCACCAGTTGGCGAAGATCGAAATCCGGGAACATTCTCAAGGAGAAGCCAGCGCGGTCGTAACCGCTTGGCAATTCGGATAATTCCCCAGAAGAGTCCGGATCGTTTTCCATCAAGCCCCCCACGCTTCCCCGCCACGCTCAAATCCTGGCATGGAAAGCCAGCCGTAATTAAATCGGGCACCTGCATGCTATCCTCAATATGGACCATTAAAGACCCTATTCCTCTTCCTCACAAAAAAAACAATGGAGCGCGTAAATATATGACATATGCGCCCGCGAAAGCGCGTAGCATTCCGGGCAATTTCCCGGATCGTATTTGTGCGTATGGCCCATCAATGGATACAGGTGCCGCCGCAACACCACAAGGGGCGTTGCACAGCATAGCGACTCCCCCGTTATCTTAAAAATAGGACACGCCAGACAGGTACCACCATCGAAAAACCTACGGCACAGCGGGCCTTCCCCGATCGTTGGTTCCGGCATACCATTTTCAATATTGATTGCCCACGCGCCAGCCGCTTCCAGCAGCGCAACCCCTTCCTCCCCGGTCAGTTTAATTTTTTCGCTTGCCGGCATTTTTCTTTCCCCTTTTTCTAAAGTTTACACGCCGACCTTGCCGATAGAAATAACACCACGCCGGCGGACCACAGGAACCCACCACCAGCCGCCAGAACCCCCACCACCCCGGGCATCGCACGCCGGATGCCCGGCCTACCTCCACTCGCACCACGCCGACAGTCAGCCCGACCGAACACTGCATGCATGTGTCAACAAACCTGTGCCGTCCACAACCCAAAACCTCCCACAATCGCAGTAAAACCCGCGATTTTCGGCCCGCCAGCCATCGCAGCCGGCAATTTTGGATCCGCAACCGCCGCCAGCCCGGGCTGCCCAGCGCCGCACATCGGCAGGAGCTGCCGGCCACTACCGCCGGGCCCCGACGTCGCCGCACATCTGCCCGGCTGCCGGCCACCGCAGCCGGCAATTGTGGATCCGCAACGCCAGCCAGCCCAGCGCCGAACATCGGCAGGAGCTGACGGGCCCCGTCGCCGCGCATCTGCTGGCGGACGGCCACCGCGGCAGGAGCCCGCCGGGGCAAGGCCGCCCCGGCACCGCCGCGCATCTGCTGGCGGACGGCCACCGCAGCAGGAGCCCGCCGGGGCAAGGCCGCCCCGGCGCCGCGGGTTCTTGCCGAGCAGAGGCCAGGCCCCCCTCCGGACCCCCTACCGGCAGGGGCCATGCCTCCCAAAATCCCCACCTGAAAACAACCCCCAAAATGCAACTGACGTTACCCGCCTTCAATGTGACAAAAATTTGTAAAAAAAACAAGAAATTAAAAAC